TAGGGTACTGCTCATAGCCCATCTCACCGTCAGCCGTATTAATATTTCTATTAACAAGCATATCGGCTCTTGGGTCATCTGCGGGCTTGAAACCTAGACTACCTCTAAATTCATTAGGAGTAAGAATTTCATTCCTAGATAAGCTATTAGAAAGATCTGCCAATTCAGTAATAGGAACCAATTTAAGAGGATCTCTAAAGAACATAATTCTTTGTTTCTGCGTCCTTCCTGTTTTGGTTATGAATTTTCTTTGGCATTCTTCCGTTATAGCCGAAATTATAGGTTCTATAGTCCGGTTATAATAATTTAACATCTCTTTATCATCTGCCGTACCATTAAATACTGCTTCCGTCAAACCAAGCTGACTGTAAAGAACTTTTGTCAAATATTCGATTTGCTGCAACAAATTGTTTTCTATGGGATGACCAAGCTGGACGATCTTTTCTGTTCCATCTGTATATGCTATACCATATTTACTATTTGTTAACTGCTCTTCAATCTCTGACCTTCTCTGTTCTGCTTGTTTCTTTCTGGCTTCAGATTTTATGACATAAGGCAACTGAATAATGAGATCTAATTTACCTGAACTGGCTTGTTCATCTACCTGATCGAGTAACGATAACTTTCGAATCAATCGCTGCAATGTCGAATTTCGTTCGTTCATTACAGAATATAATGGATTCTCTATAATGCCAACCGTTTCTTTAAGCATCGTTACTTCTTCTTTTTCACCAGTCTTTTCGTTATACACTTCAACTTTTACAGCTTTAGGGTACCACTCCGTGATCTTTCCAGTTCTTATAGAATTTATCTCAAAAGCTCCAGGAGTCTTAGGTACTGTGTTAGTATCCGTTGGTACTAATGCTACGCAACCTTCATCAAACATAGACATGACAATGTCTCGGACAAATTCTCTAGACGTCTGATCTATGTTTGCTTCTGTTGAAAATATATAATTCAATGAGGAACCATCGATCTTTTCTACAAAATTTTCATTTTCATCTACTCGCACATGTTCAATATCTATAGCAGATACATCAATTGCAATTCTTGTATAAATAGAAGATATAATGGTATTGTCTACGCCTGGCAACAATCTATGCCTATCAGGTCTAGTATAAAAACCAGGCTGAGTATAGGATAATGGCGTAGGATCTTTATTTTGGAAAGCATTCCACGCATGCGCAAGTCTATCTACAAAATTCATACGTCATCTCCTTTTACGAATTTCTATTTGCTAACTGACCAGATGTTAAATATCCGGCTATTTCTGAATATGGCAGATTTGAAGCTGCGCTTATTATAGCATCCGCTCTCGATGTTTGCGATGATGTTGGGGTTGATGCTCTTCGATTACCATATATACTATTAAAAGTATTTGCAAATCTAGAACCAGCATGTGATGCTCTTCTCATATTAGGCCCAGAATTCGATGTCGATGAAGACTGCGATCTAGAACTGGATCTTCCTCTGCTCCTCCATCTAGAGCTACCTCCAGAACTAGAAGTATTCTGCCTAGAGTTACTAGAACTGGAGTTAGAAGCATTTGTGTTATTTGGGTTATGATTACTATTAGAGGCGTTCCTTTTACCGTGTTTATTACCACTAGTATTATTTTCTCCACCATTGACTCTAAAGGCATTATACGCTTGCTTACCCTTATTGCCGGATAGATGTAATCTAGCTGTCAGCGTTGTACCGATCGCACCTATAGCCGCCATAGCAGCTTTCTTACCATTATTTCTAAGATTCGCCTTAACTTCATTTGTTCCTCCACTGACTAAATCAGCGGCTGACTGTAATCCAAAACTAGCAACGAAACTAATAACCCCAGCGCCAACAACTGCTTTAGCGGTTTCTTTTCTTTGAGCAGCGGGGTCGTGAGCATTATAGGTTGCTACTTGTTCATTAAGCCTATTTTTAAGATTCATTCTATAAGTAGCATTTCTGATGTCCTCATTTGACATTTTTGCTAATGTCTTCTTTTGCCCATTACCAAAAAATATAGTCTGCCCCTCATCATTAAGGGTTCCGTTTTTTGTTAAATACGGCTTAATCTTTCGATACTGTAGTGGGTGCTTTCTCTTAAACTCGGCAATCTGTCTCTTCTGATCTCTAGCATCTCGAGCTGCTTGTCTTTCTTTTGACTTTTCAGCTTTTAGCTTATCAGCATTTTTGGTTTTCTGGATTTTAGCTTCCAGTCTCTGGCGTTGTTTCTCGTATTTAATTCGTTCAGCATTCTGAACTTTAGCCATCTTTCTATCTTCTCTAGCTTTAACCGCGGCCATTTTTCGTTCAGCTCTTGCTTTTTCTCTGACTATTTTGATTTCAGATCTTAATTTATTTCGCTCTTCTCCATAACCATAATGTCTTCGGCCTTCAGGAGTTAATGAGCCATCTTTATACTGATAACGTCTTTCGCCCCATCTCATGCCTTTAACACCCTCATGAGATAAATAATTGTTATCCATTATTCAAAGGCCTCCCTGTTGTGTTTATATGCAATATATGCGTCCATCATGGCGGCTACGTTATCAATTTTTGCATCGTAACGTTTTTTCCATAACTTCCTATTACCATTAGTATCTTCCAAAGTAATCGCATTCCCCATAGCGAAACTCATAAGTTTCTCATCGAAACGCAACATTCCTTCTTCCGATAATATCTTCAATTCTCCTAATGGTAACGATTCTGTTTTGGCTCCTTGTATTACCTTTTCAATACCGAATGGCCCATTCTCAGCAGTCCATCGTTCAACAAATTCTCGAGCATTATAAGGGTCATATCCGAACGATCGTACATCATACTCGTTTTCTTGAATATGATGATCGAGATCGTCGTATACTTCCATCATGTCGAGAACCGTTCCATCGAGGATTACTAAAGTTCCTTCTTTAATAAATTCCTCGTATTTACTGCGTGTGGCCATTGGTAATTTAGAGAATGTTAAGGTTGTAATATAACTTCTGGTTTTAACACCAAAAGAATCATCCTCGAGAGGAAATAAAAATGTAAATGCGCAAAAGTCATCTCCTTGCGAAAGGTCGGCTCCAACCGAACAAGTCATTTGCCAGTAATTCCGTTTAGGATGAGGTATTGTTTCTTCATAAGTAAAGAAATATGTATAACCCTCCATAGGAATACCGAAACGCTTTGCTAAAATATCATTTCTATTAGCGGGCGCTGCTTCCATTCGTTCAACATCAAGCTGATACGTTTCATACGAAACAGTCTGACCTATATTTGGCTGTGCTTTAATCCACATAGCAGGATCTGATACTTCTTGAACATCGTCTAGTTTATACCACCAAATTGATGTTCTTGGATTATAATAATCGCCTTTAAGCATGGACATTAATTCCATCTTTATAGTATCGCCAGGTCCATTTCTTACTGTACCCTCTGAACTAACAGCAACTATAATATAATCCTCCATTTTCGAAGCGCCTTGTTCTATTGCTCCTACTACATCTTCACGAATATCACCGGAAAGCCATTCGTCAACGCTGTTAACTTTTGACCTAAGACCGTTAAGTTTATCGATCTCCATTGGTCGAATTTCAAGGGTGGAATTCGTAATAAAGTTCTCAATACCCTTTTTGGTAGATGCTAATTTTTGTCTATTAGCCTTTGATCCGGTAGTATTTTGAAGTGATCCTTCGGTTAAGAATTTAAACCAAGGACCTCTTGCCCTAGCTATAGCGGTCTTTATAGGAGATAGAACTTCTTCTGCCTGCTTCATTGTTGGAGCGGTAGTGATTTGCTGAGTTGTACTACTATCAACTGTTAAAAAATATGATTGTAAACAGGAGACATACATAGATTTTGCAGCACCTCTTGCTACTATCAAATATTGTTTAACAACTAACCGCTTTTTTAAGTATTTTATCTTGTAGCCGCCAGTATTTGGATCTGGCACCTTTCTTTCAACAAAATAAAACCAACTCAATAAATCTTCAGCCCATAGCTTAAATGTATCCAGTAATTTAAGATCAGATCCATCGGTTAATGTGAGTTCATTTTCGCAAAAATCGACGAAACCTTTAATGGCTTCATCGTCATAGAAATATCTAGGATCAGCAATAATATCGTCAATCCTATTCATCTGCATTTCTATTTCTTTACATACTGGTATTTCCCCTCGTAATACAGCATCTCTGAATTTTCCGTAATATATAGGAGTCGCTGTATTTGATAGTGACATGGTTACTCCTTATTAATTATTAAGACCACGCTTGCTTCCGTAAGTGACCCGTTTTCGTTCTGATAGCGTCTAACCCCCATCGCATACCTTTAATGCCATGGTGGGCTAAATATGATCCTTCGGGCTGAACTAAATCATCATATAACATAATTAACCTCTTTCTCGTTAATAAGCATTAATACTTTGTTAGGACTTTTTACAAGATGAAAGGAGCCAAAAATATCTCGGCGGTCATAAGGAGCTACCGATCGCATCCTAACAAAGCATTAATGCCTATTAACTTACCATAATTTTGTATCATTAGGCGACCGATCACCATCCAAGCGTAAAATATCTCTCGTTTGGGTCGTGCCGTAATGTATCATTTGGTGTGTATTAAATGACACACAGATTAAATTATTAGGATCTAATGCGTTTGGCGAATCTCCTAATAAATCGTCTATTGTTATTGGGTTTATGTGGTGTATTATAATTTTTGATCGATTTGCTATTGGGTAATCTTCTACACCCATATCACAACCGTTATCTCTAATTATAACATCTCTTCTAATTTGCTTCCATTCAGCTGACAAATAGAATTTTTGATTGAGCCATCTATGTCCTCCGAATGTAGCATCTCCGATTTTATTATCCCCCAAATATAGATAATCCAATCGCTCTTGCCAAGTTGGTAGCTGTATGAGTTCAGAATATGATTTATTCATCTTCTTCATCCTCGTAATGTCCTGAATATCTTGTAATCGCTTTGATAGCCTCGGCGTACAATTCTTCGCTCCTCTTCGCAGACTCGAGTGCTTCTGTTTTGGCTCGTAACAGCTCGTTTTCCTGCTCCAACTTTTCTTTTTCTAACCGCTCCTTTGTTGATCCAAGCTTAAGGTAATGCACGATTAGTTGATTACTAGCCGTGCCATCCCTTAACTTTTCTTCTGCTAAATTTACTGCTAAAGAGATTAGCTGGTTCTCTCTAGACTCTGGATCTAACGCAGGAAGCGGCCTAGGTTTTTCACTTTTCTTGCCCATCCTGCTCCTCCTTATTTTAAAATTCTTTCTATTTCTTTTTTACCCGTGTCAAATATCTTAGCTTGTTCGATACTTCCAGAATTTAAAAGACTATTAAAACTTTTATTATCTCGTAACATCCTAGATGCTATTGATTCCTCAAAGCTAGTATTCATCATTATTACTGGTTGACCGCGCAAACCTCTTTTATTCTTATAAAATAAGGTATCATCTAAAATTTGAACGCCCTCTGCTATAATCTTCTTTTTACCGAACATTTTAGAACTGTAAGAATTTAATGCTTCTTGAAATGTATCAAACCACAAACCTACAGGTTTTTTATCATCTCCTTCTCGACGATCCATCTTTCTTAATTTAGCATATGCATTGGCTTGCATTTTTTTCCAATTAGGATAATTCTTATCGAGAAAATCATTAAATCCTTTCGACATTTTATTTGTGTATTTTCCGGGTGTACTGTATAAATAAAGATCCATATGTACTACATCAGCATTATTCTTTTTTCCGATTGAAAGGGCCATTGTGGATTTCCCCGATCCAGGCAAACCACTTACCCATAAAATATTTGTATCTTTCGTTTTCCCCCATGAATTAAGATTATACTCTGAATGCGATCTATTAATATTTTCTATATTTTTAACATTACTCACATTATATCTCAATCTTCCAGCTGAGGTTAAAGACCCATTCTTGTTCTGATAACGACGTATGCCCCATTTCTGTCCTTTAACACCATGGTGGCAAAGCCATTGACCTTCGGAGGGAACTAAATCGTCGTATAGCATAGTTTATCCTCCGTTATTCTCCGCAGAAACATTTAATCGCCACTCGAATTCACTTATCTGCTGTTGCATTGCTTGCATTAACGATGAATTCTGAGGTGGATCAAACATCATACGGACTTTCAAATAAATATAACTCTTCACTGATTCAAAGATTAAATCATCATTTGTGAATTCGGACCAAACATTGTCTGCTCCTGTGATTTTGTATCCAGAATCTGGTCCAACACCTAACTGATTAAGGACCATGAATACAGAATTGATGTGAATAATAATATCTTGGTCGAATGCATTGTATTCTGCATCAAGACCGAGAAGTTTCTTGATGTCATTTAGTATACTTTCGTTCATGTGTCCTCCCATAATATATGAGTTCTATATGTGTTGCTTACCCTTCCCTTTGACTTTTGGTATACTTCGACCCTAGTTTAACCCCGGACCTTTTCCCCAATTTTACCCCCGGGGAAATTTCAAAG